GCGGATCAATGAATCTGGCACACCGAACTTCTTGCCCAAGTATGCTGCTGTTTCTTCTGAGTCGATCAGAATCTGTACCACCTGTGGGCCAAAGGTTGCTTGAACCAACTCAAGCCAACGTGCCACAGATGTAATGTCTTGGTTTGCCTGTGCCTGTGCAAGTGGCGATACAGAACGAACCTTTACCTCCCTGCCATTGATAGTTGGCAGTTCGATACGCCCCTGCTTCTTTAGGATGTAGACTACACGCTGTAGCACAGGCTGTACCAACTCAGCTTGTAGCCTACCAAATGCAGAACCAATACGGCGGGAGAGATCAGCCATTCGCTCGGCCACCTCTGTTGCACTAGCAGGGGTTCGATCAGGATTACCCAGCATGTCATTGTACAAGGCTCTCTTGATATTGAGCCTCATATCAGACAGCACAAGGTTAGCTACGTCAAACGAACCAGCAGCGCGGATTGGTTCCAAGCCACGAGAACCAGCAGCTTTTGGGATGACCGTACCCGGAACAAGACTAATAGTGTCAGGGTTGACTACTCCATCGTCTTCCATCTGGTAGATACCTGAGATAGCCATTTGCGCGTTCTCAAGTATAAGCTCAATAGTGAGATTCGTAGTTTTAATGGCACTAAGCGCATTGATGAGTGGGCCTCGCCCATAGACCTCGCCACTGCACTTCGACCAGCGGAAGCATATAAAAGGATTTGACCCCACACCACGATACTTCTCCTCTCTGACTACTTCCTTGTTGGTGCAGTCAATAGCGTAGAACAAGTAGGCTTCGTCATTCTTTACTGAGTAATCTCTTGCAACAACTTCAAGGATCTTCACCTTGTCATCAGGTGCGTTCTTGATCTTGTGCTGTAGTTTGCTGCCAATCTTGGCTTGCTTGTACATTAGCGGCACATCGGATGCGCGTACCTGACGCTCACGATACACATGGTCAATGCGATCATCAGGGCCGGTATCCAGCACCACATGCGGCAGCGGAACAGCCGAGAACATGATTGGATTGATTGCATCACCCTCAGATACAGACAGCACACCAGTACCTACAGCCAGATCAAGGAAGGACTCATGCACCTCCTGACCAAAGTTGCTGTTCTGAATTACCTCAAAGACATACTCGGTTACTTCATCAAGCTCGTTATCCACGCTTTCACGCGCTTCGTTTGGCACCTCAGATCCCGCACGAAAATCCGCCCATCGCGCAAAGTTTGGCACCAGACCCTGCTGCAAACGTGATGCAAACTCTTGCACACCAACAACAGCCGTCTCGTCAAAGATCTTGTCATCACGACGCTGGCCTACCGCCTCATAGTAGAACGACTCCCTTTGAGGCAGCGCATACTCGTAGCACTCCTCAAACAGATCAACAAAGTTCTCTCGCAGAGACTTTGCCTTCTCGTACTTCTTCATGTACATGCCAGCAACCTTGTCGTTGCTGTATGTGGCTTGTCCGGCGTCAGTGTTTACAATCATGATCCCTACCCAAAGTAGCCTCTACCACCACCGCTGCCAGTAATCAAAGAACGACGCCCCGAGCCACGAGTGGTGGCTTCAACAGCTTCTGCTAAGGCTTCCTGCTTACGCTCCTTGCGTTCTTCAAGCGCAGCACGCTTTCTTTCAGCAGCCTCTGCTTCTGCCGCAGGATCAACTGCTGGGCCTCGTGGGCCACTGCCACCAATGCACATGTCAGTCTCCTTTATTAACCTGTATCACCTTACATCCTTGCCCACAAGCCACTGCGCTTTGGCTGCTTGGTTTTTCGAGCAAAGACATCGTATTCTTTCTTAGCGTTAAATGCTCTCAACGGCTTCTGCCCTGATATAAGCTGACGCCCCTCACCGGCACCAAGCATCAGATACTGCAAAGCATCATGAATATGCGAATACATGTTTTTCTCTGGCTTGTCATCAAACCTCTCGCCAGATACCTGCAATCGCTTGTAGCTGTAGCCACCTTCAAATCCCTTGATAAGCGTAGGACAGCGACGATCAATCAAGAACGCTGGCTTACCATCAACCATCTTGTTTAGATTGCTAGAGACAGACTCAAGGCGCAGATCTACCGAGTTGCTGTGTGTAGGCTGTGCGCGTAGGCCAGCACCGCGCAGGATCTGGAACGGTGTGCTTTCATCAGTCTGCGCACGGAAATCACCCGCAGGATCACCAAAAATATGCACATCAAGATTGCCAAAGCGAGTTGCAATCTCTTGGCGCAGCATCTCGGCAAAGCGCACAATGCCCATATCAATCGCCACAATCTCAGCTTGGATTAGCCACCTGCCGCGCACCTTCTGACCAAACACAGCAGCCGGTGTTAGGCCAAAGTCGATGCCAATATACAGCGGTATGCCATCAGCAATCGGGATCTCCTCCGTTGCAATGTGGGTTTCAGCATTAAACATCGGATAGACAGGCTTACCCTCTTGGATCGTGCCAAGACGGTTCATCACATATACATCAATCCAAGACTTCGTTTTGCCTCGGATTAGATTCGGATAATAGCTTTCGAGCATGTTCTTGGCGTTTTCAGCGCCAGTATTAGGCGCATAGTCCAAGACATTACCGTTCTTATCTAGCGCCTCTTTCATGCCAGAAGGCTGCACATAGAAGTTCCAGTTGTCTGGTTTGACCAGCATACGCGCTTGCTCGTGAGGAATGTGGTCAGGGACAGGCACCTCGCCAGACATAATGGGCCACCAGTGATCTTCCTCTGGCGCGTTGGTATCGGCGATCACCCCTGACCACGATGGCCCACCATCACGCATGGAAGGGAAGCGACCCACGCGCATGGTACAGGCATCAATAATAGACTTCGGTACCTCTCTAGCCTCATTAATCCAGATGCCAGTAAGTTCCAATGACAGCAGCTTCTTCACATCTTCTGGGCGATCAAGGGCCAAGAAGATAACCTCAAGTTCTAGATCTGCTTGTTTGATAATGTGGGTGTATGGCACCGACCACATAAACTTGCCCCACTGATCCTCTGGGAACCAGTCAAGCCAAGTCTTGATTGTCGTTGTTCTAAGCTGTGGATTGGTATTTCGGATGATTGCCCACCGGCTGCGCCGGATACCATCCTTGTTTGGCTTTTGCTCTAGCGCACGGCGAAACACCTCAACGCAACAAGCTACCGACTTGCCAGAGCCTACCGGCCCCCTAATGCCACGAAAGAACGTGTTGTCTTTCATAAATGCTTTGAGGACTTTGCCGTCAGGCTTGTAGCTAAAGTCGGTCAACCTTTTGATCCTTGCCGAACTTAATCATCCGCTCAACCACCTCTGGGCCAATAACAGAGATAACCTTGTCAGCTTCTCGGTCAGTGCAGAACTCTTCTGGGTGGTGAGCAAGGTGTACTTTCTTCACCACCCTGCGCAGGATCTCTCGCTCTTCTGGTTTGAGCGTGTGCAGAAAACTCATCTGTAACTCGCAGTCTTTTTAGCAATGCTCTTCGGTTGCTTTGAGAATTGCTTGCCTCGACGTAGGGCAGCACGTTTCTTCCGGCTGGTGCGTTGATACTCCTCGTCACTCAGGGCAGAGATGGCGGCAGCAGGGAGATACCGCTCACCTGTAGCTTTGCTGCCCTGAGTGCTAGGCTTCCCTGACTTGGTGCGCCACTTCTGGCGTGTCCAAGCTCTCAAGGATTTCTGTGAAGCTGCTAGCGCCATTATCGTGGTACATACTCACTGATTGCGTCTTTGTTGACCAATGGCAACCCAGCGTTTCTATATTCGTCAAGTGAAGCATCTTTGCCAATTTTAAGGAGGGATCTACGCATCTTATCCATGCGGCGCTGGTAGTCTACAAGATCTCTAATCTGTGTCTGCTTGTTCCTATCAACTTGAGAAATCAAGGAAGATTGTGACTTCGATCCAGTAGGAGCTGCCCCGGCAGCTATAATCTTTCTAGCAATAACACGCAGATTAGATGGAATCCTCTCTTGACGCTGCTTTACGCCACGATTTACCGCAGCATCAAACTGAGAAACTGTTAGCTTTCTAAGATCGGACATTAGTTTGTATATCCTCCGCCAGCTTTCTTATAGAGCAGGGCTAGCCTTTGCGCTTTTCTTGCTGACCACTGACCCGGCCTTCCGCCCTTTCCCTCGCGTTTTACGCGGTTGAACAGGCGCTTCCTCAACGCTGGCTTCGTGTAGTTCCCCGCTTCGTTCACTGCCATCTTCAATCTCCACTAGACGCTGAGAGTCACGAGTGTAACTGGCACCAGACAGAACCCTGCCGTCTGGCATAATAAAATACGGCCCATCATACGGAGTGCCGTCTCTGAACTGATACTTAGGCACCGCGCATCTTAGCCTTTACAATTTTATCCTGAAGATCCTGCGGCAGCTTCTTTTGCGCAGAAGTCAGCAAAGACTTAGCAGCCTTCTTGGCTTTCTTCTTTCCCGCAGGAGTGTAGGCGTACTTCTTTCCCATTACGTTAGGCATTAGCTTTCTCCTTGGAACGCTGGTAAGAGGCTAACAAAGAACGACCCTTGCGTACAGCACTGGCCTTGTCACCACGATGCCCCCATGCCTCTAGTGAGAGCTTCAACCTCGTCTTCTCCCCATCCTTGTACAGCGGCCCCTTGGCGCTGCCCATCCTCACCAAAAAGCTGCCCTTGCGCCGCTTCTTCTGCGGTGTGTCCGCCTTGGCCTTGACCGGTGCCTTGAGTGTGCCGCCGGTCTCCCGCTTGTATGATGCGCGTCCGGCAGCGTTGAGGCCACCGCGAGGGTTCTGTCCTTCTTTGCGCTGCCATGCCGGTGTCCTTGCCATTACACGTTCCTAAGATTCACAAGACTCTGACGAGTGCCAAATGCAGTCCGACGCCCACTACCACGCCTACGCTTCTTAGTGGTGGTGCCGCTACTGCCCATCTGCGCAACCTCAACAACAGGCTCGGGAGCAGGAGCAGGAGCCGCCGGAGGCGGCGCAGAATCATCATCCTGCTGCGCACGTTGACGCGCCATTGCCTCACGCATTGAAGTGTCAATACTTGCGCCACCCTTCTTGTAGTTCTCACGCGCAATGTCACCAAACTCAGGACGCCCAGTGTAAGAACCACTCTTGCTCACAGTGCCAACAGTCAAACCATCAGCAATGACAGGTGTAGCACCCTCCTGCAAAGCCTTGATCTGACGCTCAAGACTAAACCTGCCAATTCCACCAAGCAAACCCGGCGGCTGCTTGTCCATGCGACCACGCAACTCTTGGATGGAATCAAATGAAGTTTGAGCAGCAGTTCTCTTAGGCGCACGGTCGTCTACACCACCCGGCTCCTTCGGCCTGCCAGCACGGAAGTTAGGCAGCTTTACATCAGGCTGACCCGGCGCACGCTTGGCACGCATCTCTTCACCAGTCGGGGCCGCTGTCCTGCTAGCCGCCTTCGGTGTTTCCTTCTCTGTTCCCCCGCCGGGATCTCCGCCTGTACACATCGAACCTTTTTCGCTCCTAATGTCTGTGGGGTACTACGTCACACTGGCATAGC